TTGCCGTCCGCGCGCTTGATTTCCTCTAGGGATGCCGTGACTTTCTTGGCGCCCGTCACGACGCCCTTCTCGTCGAGTTTCGCCTCGATGGTTACGCCGTTCGATGCCATCGGCTACGCCCCCTTTGCGGCGCGCTTCATGGCTGCGAACATGTCATCCATGGCGGCGTTCTGCGCCTCGATCTTGTCGCGGTTCTGACCGAGGGCGTAGTGGCGCACGCGCGCGTCGAACGCCTCGCGCATCTCGCGGTTGTATTTCGTGGGTTTCGGCGGCTTCGCCGTCCTGTAGTAGATGGCCTGCTGGAACGGTGTCTCGCTTTCCGATTCGAGCAGAGAGCCGAGAAGCGAGCAGAGGTCCAGATACGTCATCGAGCTGGATGCCTCGTCCCAGTTGATGCCGTAGCATTGCAAGAGCGAGGCGCGGATTCTCGCGGCGTCCTCGTCCCAGTCGAAGACGGGAGGCTCGTATTCGCTCGCGTGCTCGTGGTCGGCGGTAATGTCCAAGCCGAACGCATCCCAGACGATGCTCGCGAGAAGATCGCCGAGCTCCGGGCCTGCCATAGCCACCGCACCTGCGGGGTCTTCGAACAGCATGCGGACGAGCAGCGGCTCCTTCTGCTCGGGCACGAGCTGCTCGTCACCGAATAACTCTATTACCAGCAGCGCGTTGCGCGCTGAATCGTGGACGCCGATGACGTTGCCGCGCCACGTGTAGTCGCTTACGATCCGGCCGTTTACCGTCCTAGACCGCCGCGTTAAAGATGGGCTGCGCATCATCTGCCTCCGCAAGGTAATGCGCTGCCTTTTCGTTGATGACGTTCTGCTGCTGCTCCGCAACCGTCTCCATGATTGCAAAGAGCACGCGCATCATAACGACGTTGCAGGATGATTTGCTGATCTCGCGACCGGCGCCGCAGGCTTTCACGATGTCATCGTAGCCCTGCTGGCCGATTGCCGCGACGATGGCCGGCTCCATGACTTCGGCGGCCTTGTTGTTCATCTTCTGCAGCAGCTTGTGGTCCTGGTTCTCTTTGGCTTTCTGCTGCATCGCCGAAACCCCGTCCATTTCCTTTTTGGCTTTGGTGCACACCTCGCTGATCTTGACGAGGTTGTCGGCCGTCACCTCGATGGCGGTGTTCACCACCGCGTCACCGATCTGGACGGTTAGCGGCTCGTATAGTGCTTTGAGTTTGAGTTCCATTGTTGCCCTCTTTTCCCGCGCTTAGAAAAGAAACGGCCGGGGCGCAGCGCGTTCGCCCCGGCCTTGCGGCTATGTTCTGCGACGTGTCGCTTTTTAGGATGCTGTGACGGTCACGTCCACGGTCACGCGAACAGACGGCTTCGCCGCGCACTTGATGGCGAGGCGGGTGGCGCCGGCTGCGATGCCCTCAACGACGCCGTCTGCGGTCACGCGCGCGATGCTCGTGTCCTCGATCGCGTACAGGCACCAGTCGGATGCCGTTGCCGGCGTGACGGTCGGCGTGACGGTTGCGGTGCTGCCGACCACGACGGTAACGTCTTCGGCCGCCACCGTGGCAGGCAGGTGCGCGCCACGCGCCTCGTTGACCAGTTGCGGCGTGTCGTTGCGCGCGAACGTGCAGGAAATGGCCTGCTTTTCTGATGCCGAGCCGTTCGGTCCGCTCGCGACGATGTCTTTGACGGTGATCTCGTCTTGGATGATCTCGCCGGTGGGGGACACGACCCTGCGCTGCGTCTTGCGCTCGTTGCCGAAGCATTCCTCGATGGAGGCGAGCCAATCCTGGAAGGAATCGCCGATCAGGCGGTTGCCGCTGACCGAAGTGCTCGCCGTCACGCCCGTGACGGTCGTTTCGGTGTTGCCGCCCGTGGAGTAGTCCTCGTTCTCGTCGGTCTTCTCGGAGCGGTCGTTGGTCAGGTCCGTGATGCCCGGGCCAACCCATGCCCATGTGGGCGTGCTTTCCTCGGGCGTGATGTTCACGAGGGTCACGTACATGTAATTGAGCGCGAACCCGATATCTACGTTAGCCATTAGAAGAATTCCTTTCTCGTGTCGATGTATACGTCGAAGCCCCACACGAACCGCCCCGATTCGTCCCACGGGAGCGGCCGTGGCGGCGTGGTGTCAACGCTGTCGAGGTCGTAGCTCCCGTCCTCCGAATCGAGCGGCGTGGTCTTGAAGGTGCGCTCCGCGAGCTGCGCCGTGTTCATGGCGTCGTACTCGCTCACGCGCTTCACCAGAACGGTGACGCGCAACGGCGTGCTTTCCGTCCCGTCGAAGTATGTGACCTTGCGGTCTGGTATCCCAAAGGCGAGCACGACGCACTCGGGGTGGGCCCTGCCGTCCGGCATGGTCAGGAACACGTCGGAGATTCCGGCTTCGTTCAACCTGCTCCCCATGACTTCAAGCAAATCCATCAGTAACCTCCGTACAGCGACTCGGCGTACTTTGCGAGGCTGCTGCCCTCGGCGCGCCAACATGCCTCGTCCCAATGGTCGGTGGTTCCCGCCGTGGTGTGGTTCATCGGGACGTTGTACTGCTTGGCGGCGTAGGGCGTGCTCCAGATCAGCAGGCCCTTGTCGTACTTCGAGTTCATGGGCTCCGACGCCCTCAGCGTGTTCTCCTCAAGCGGGACGAACTTGCGCATGACGAAACCGGCGCGCATCGCGTACTCGGTCTGGCGGCGCTTTACCTCGCCCGGGCTCAGCATGCGCTCGAGCCCTGTGAGGTTTATGGTCACGCTCATACCAGCGTCACCTCCCAATGGTGCAGGTTCGCGGCGCTCGGCACGGGGATGCACTCGTGTACCGTTGCCTCGGACACCTCGCCGTCCACGCTCACGAGGGCGCCTGCCGGTATCTCGAAAGCGCCCTCGCTCACGTTCGGGTCGATGAACAGCACGCCCTTCACGGGTGCCTGCAGCTGGTAGGCCGTTGCCTTGATCGACGAGGCGCCCTGGAAGCACACGCGGCCGATGGTGACGGGCTCGTTGAACTCGCCGCCGTACATGCCCGACTTGGGCGTGCGGACCGTGGCGGTAGAGGTGAGCAGCCATTTCGGAATCGGGATCATTGCACCCCCTGGTACAGAAGCGTCGAGCCGGTGAGCTCGCGCGTGATCGCTCGTTCCATGTCCGCGTCGTAGGGCGATGCGCTGCCGCCGTCCCCGGATGACAGGGAAGCGGAGAACCTGCCAAGCGTCACAGACGCGAGACGTTCGCCGATGCCGCCGCTTGCGCCGTACTGCTGGTCGACGGCGATGGCGGCGCAGACGGCGCGCTCGTAGGCTTCGAGGTCTTCATCGTCTTGCGGTTCGTTGAAGCCGATGACCTCGCGCACCGCAGCCACGGCCGCCGGACAGGACGCGTCGAACGCGCCCTGGTCCAGCTGGCCGCCAAGCTCCTGGTACCGCGAGTATGTCACGGTTGGCAGCGCCATCTACTCGTCCTCGGCTTCGTCTTCGGCCGGTTCGGAAGCCTTGGGCAATTCGTCCTCGGACTTCTTCGCGGTCTTGCGCGGCTGCTTCTTGGGCGCTTCGGCCTGCTTGCTCGCCTGCGCGATCTTGCCGTTCTTCAATCTTCCTACCGTGCGCATAATGGCCTCCCTTACGACGTGGCTAGGTGCGAGTAGATGAGATCCTTGCGGTTCTCGTAAACGATCAGGTCGTGGAACAGGCGATACTGCCACTTATGGGCTTCATCGTCCTGGTTTTCGTCCGGCGAGAAGTAACGCAGCTTCTCGTGCTTCGTGATCGCGGCACATGCCTTGGACGAGAGCGCCATGAAGTTGATGCCTACGCCGGCGCTGTCGCTCTGGCCCGTCGAGACGTGCTTGCGGTAGCCGCCTGCTTCCTCGCCCGTGCTGGTGCCGTCGAACAGGTCGATGGCGGAGTAGAAGCGCGCGGACGGCACGACCTTGATGCGCATGTCATCGTAGGTGTCGAAGTTGCCGTTCGGCGATTCGCCCTGGCCCATGCGGTAGGGCTGGGCCTGCCGCAGCAGGGTCTTCATGTGCGAGGTCATGTAGAGCAGGCAGCCGGAAAGTTCCTCGCCTGCGTCCTGCAGGGCTTCCTCTGCCAACTGCACGGCGCCCTCGACGGCTGCTGGCGTGGCGAGCGCGGCGCTCACGGTGTTGCCTGCGTTCTCGGCGAGGCGCGCGAAACGGATGGCGTCAACCTCCGGCACCACCTTGGTGCGCGCGAACTCGCCCATGACGTTTGCGGAGACGAGCAGCTCGCGCTCCTCGTCATCGAGCACGTCGATGGAGAACTCGCGGTCGCGCTCGAACTCGAGGGCCATTTCCTCCCAGTCGAGGGTCACGCCGCCGGCAACGAAGCCGCCGCCGCGCGTGTGGTCGGCAAGCCCGTCCATCGCGATCTTCGCGACCTTGATGGTGCCCTTGCCCGAGAACTCGCCCAGAAGGTCCTGGTTCATGTTCAGGTCGGCCGTGCAGGTTTCCTTCATCAGGATGGCGTCGAGGCGCTTCGTGAACGCCGTGACCTTGCTGCCAAGATTGTTAGCCATTTCTGGCTCTCCTTTCTACTTCAAACCGAACGCGCGGTCGAGCTTCTCGTCCTCGTCATCGCCCGGTTTTCCCTTGGGGTTGCCCCCGGTGCTTTTAGACTTGTCGGATGACGTGAACAGGTAGGGCGCCGCCTCTTTCAGCTTAGCGACGTCTCCGTCGTGATCGTCGAGGCATGCCATGGCGGCTTTGATGTTGTGGCATCCAGCCGCCTCAAGCTCGGCCGTTACCTTGTCGGTCTTGGCTTTCGCTTCCATTTCATCGATTCGCTTTTCCAGTGCCGCAACGCTGTCCTCTTTGCCCTTGAGCTTGTTGTTCTCGGCTTCGAGGTCATCGATGCGCTTTTGCAGCTTGCCCATCTCCCGCTCGTGCTTGTAGCGGTTGACGGTATCGCCTTTCGGCGGCTCCTTGGGCTCCGGCTCTTTCGGCTCGGGGTCGTTTCCCTCGGGCTCTTTCGGCTCGGGGTCCTTGGGCTCTGGCTCTTTCGGCTCGATGGGGTCTTTTTCGTCTGCCATGTTCCGTCCTCCTGTCCGGCGTTTGTTTCCCGCGCTTCCCTGCGCGCTTCGGTCGCGGGGTTTCCGCCCCCGCAGGCGATGTGCAGCAGTTGCCGCCGCTGCTCGCGATGGGGGAAGTATCAGGGAGGTGTCGCTTGGCAAAAGAAAAGCCGCCCTGTCGGGCGGCTCGTGGTTCCAAAACGCGACCTGGTTTTAGGCGCTCAACGGCCTCACGGCTTCGATCTCGGCGGTGGGGATTATCACGTGGCCGCCTTGCAGGTCCCGCCCGTCGAGCGGGTTGAACAGCATGGCCTCGGGGATTTCCTCGGCGGCTTCGAGCTGCCAATCCCAATAGACGCCGTCGAAGGTCCCGCCATCGGTGAGTTTGACCCTCACGGGCTCGTCTAGGTATTGCGCCATGTCTTTCTCGGTAATCATTGCCTCGGCTCCTTAACCGGCACGATGTGGGTGTTCCTGTTCGCATACATGATCTTGAACCATTGCGTCTCGTGCGGGTTGTTGTCCATGTCGTAGTATACCCCGACCGTGCTTCCCGCGTTGCATGTTTCCTGTTTGGTCCACTTTCCGTCCCTCGTGTAGTCGGTGTTTCCCTTGCCTGCGTGCTGCTTCACGAGCGCGGCAGCTTCCGCTTGCGTGATGTGCAGGTCGCTCTGGTGCGATCTTCCCGCCGCCGCCATCTGCCCACGGTAACGCGAATGCTCGGGCGTGCCATCTATGTGGCGCGCCTGTTTCTGCGGACTGATGCGGTTGTTCACGGTGCTCGCCGTGCGCGCCCTGTAGTGGAAGGTGCCGGTGCTTATCAAGTCGCGTTGCTCTGCTGCGGTGAGGTACTTGAAGTCGGCGCCCGTGATGCCCATGCCGTTGAGGTCCGAGCGGATGACCTTCTCGGCCGCGCCCATGGTGATGCCCTTGGCGTTGAACGACGCCTGCATGCTCTCCATGTGCAGGAACTCGTCGAGGTTACGGCCGCTGCCCTTCGCCGATGGCGATTTCGGCATGTCCCCGGCCCACTCGCGGTTCTTGTTGCGGTGGAGCACTGGGGCGCCCGTCTCGCTCTTGGCGTTGCTTCTCGATATGTGGTCGCGCATGTCCGCCTGCGCTCGCTTCAAGCGTTCCTGCGCCTTAGCGACCTCAACGCGGCTCGCGATGGTCCCTTGCTCGTCAT